AGAGTAGGTTTAAATTCAGAACCACCGGAAGTTGCATGTGAAGCCAATTGCAACAGCGTTCTCCGTACTTTGTTCTTTTACGGAGAAGAACGCTTTAATAGGATAAGATCTAGTATACTAGAAATAAAGGACTACAATCTCATAAGCTATTCTTCATTGCTTAATGAGTGGTTTGAAATAGGCGAGCTTTCAGACCCTGACGGAACTTTTACTTTTACGGAAGGAAGAAGTTCAATCGCCAAAATGCTGGGTAAAACCAAGGGGATCAGTAAAACACCACCAGGAAATGAAATGGACGGACAGATAGATCAAGACAACATGAATTTTGAAATTATTGACATAGATTATAAAATAGAATCACACTCAGGAGTTAAGGCAGAAGGTTCGCAAGGAACCATGGACGAACCAGCAGCAGTATCCGACGTTAGATTTGGAACTGTGACAACCGACCAGACGAGTCCGGCTTTGGTAGCACGCGTTGAGGGCAGATCAATTGCTACAACAGCGCGTTCTTCTAAATACAACCCGGATGGATCTTGGGACTTGGCAAAGATGCTTGGAAGATGGAATTACGTCGACACAATCATATGGAAAGCCACTGATGCTGTAGGAACATCAATAGTGACTCTCGATGTGCTGGCCGACCTTTTGACGTCTGAAATAGCAATCATGCCATTCCAGCGATTCAATTTGGCTCGATTTTCACAGCTCCAGGTAAAACTGGAAACTGTAGGTTATAGGTTTGCGAGAGGACGACTTCTTGTATGCTTCCGACCAACACAGAGATCGAAAGATAAGATCACGGTCTCACCATCAATCAACGATGCGATAGTTTTGCAGGCTATCTCATTGGACCCGACGGCTGCAACAATTGGACAATTGAACATAGATTTTACTTATTTTAAGCAATATATAGATTTGGTCAACGGCGACTGTTTGGGACAAATACACTTCATCGTGCAAAATGCTTTTACACCAGGAACTGCAGGCAGCAATGAATGTGGCATTAAAGTTTTCTTTAACCTTGAAAACGCCATTTTCAAACAACCGCGACCAGCTGAGGCAACTTATGCTAGTCACTTGCTACCGCTACGAATTACATCGCATTCCGGTTTGATCGATGAAGCTGCAAAGGAACTGAAGGGCCTGGTGCACGACATATTGCCAGACAATATAATCGGTGACGCACTTGGCGGTCTTCTTGATGCACCACAGTTGGGCGAACAAATACCGCCCTTGGTCAACAAGGAGATTCAGTACTTCAACAATGCAAAAAATCCGCAATATGTTGATGTGCTAACTTTGGATCCTTCTTCACAACAACTCACAGATAAGGACGTTTTTTCGACAGGAGTAAACGAGATGATGATTCCCGAACTACTAAAGAAATGCCAATTTGTGAAAACTGTGCAGTGGAACGCGACTGATCCTG